ATAGGCCACAGCCTCCTTGTTGGCCATGATGGTGCTTGAGCGCTCCAGCCTGCGCTGCACAGACCTCACCCCGCCCCAGTTGGTCAAGGGAGGTATCACGGTTGACTTAACCCGTGCCATCAGAACGGTATATCGTCATCATTGTCAAACACCGCAGGCTTGGGGCTCGGCTGGGGCGCAGCAAACACAGGCGCAGCAGCAGCCACAGACCCGCCACCAGATGTCTTGGCCTTGCCAACCTTGATCTTGAACCAAGCCGTGCCGTCAGGCTTCTTGTTGACGTAGATGTCCAAGAAGTGTTTCGTGCCATCAGGCATCACAAACGTGCCCTTGTAGTCGCCATGCCACGCCTCAGTCTTCTCGGCGTTCTTCCAAGCCTTGCCCTCACTGGGCTTGATCTCATTGTCGTTTGTCATAAAAGTCCTTTACATGATTGTCGTTGAAAAAGTAGGGAAAAGCCCCCAAGGAAAAAGGAGGGAAAATTTTGGAGTGGGCCCCACACGCAGTACGGAAGGGGCGGGGGGGCAAGGGTATCGATTTGCGCACACGGCTGGCCACGCCCTGCCTGCGGCTGGCCGCGAGAACACATGCATGCCTGACCCTGCCAGCAGCCAGACACGCATCGATCTGCCAGCCCTGTACAAAACCCATACGTTCGTATGCTGGTTGTACATGCTGGATTACAGGGCCTACAAGGCGCTGAAGTGCTGGGTGGCTACCTGCGTACCAACCTGCCCCTGATCGTGGCTTGGCGACCCCTTCTGACCCGCGGAGGAGGCATCCAGTCATCGGGCATCTGCCTGCAACTGCCTGATCCCTGCCATCAGGATGGCTGAGCTGGGCTTGATGCCCTCGGCTGCGTACAACGGCAGCAGCGTGTCGAGCGCGTCCTTGACCTGCTGTGCAGACATGCCGTCGCTGACAAGTTGTTGCAGATCTTGGTTGTGCAGAACAGACATGTTGTCTTCTTCTTTTAAGTAAACTTCTTCACATGTTGTCTTGTTCTTGTGTTCTATACAACCCTCAGAGGTTGTGCCATAAGCGCCTTTAGGTTGTATCTGGACAGAGTTATCCACAGGCGCTGGTTGTGCCTGTTTGCTGTCTAGTTGTACAACCTCTAGGGGTTGTGCCTGTGCCCCCTTTGCTTGTGCCTTTTTGATGGCTGCTTTCATGTTCTTGACTGTGACTGTTTCGCCTGACTTGGGCATGGTTGTGTACCTCTTGGTTGGTTGCTTGAGTGCTTTGCTGATTGCTTGGGCGACTCTGCGCTGGCCCTCTGGATCTGGTTTGTCTGCTTCCATTGCTTGCTGCTCCTTCATGTAGGGTGGTCTGGTGTCTTCTATGCTGCTGGTGATGCTGACTGCGTCCTCTGCACTGATGCTTGGGTCGAAGATGACACGCCATGTGGTGTGCCTTGCGCCGGGCATGGGCTTCTTGAGTACCTCTAGGTAGCCTGCTTTGATCAGCTTGACAATGTGCTTGCTGATGGCTTGCTGGCTGATGCCCAGCCTGTCTGCCATGGTCTTTTGGCCAACCCAAGTGATGCCAGACCGGTTCATGTAGCTGCATATCAGGATGAATGACCTGATCATGCCGGGTGTTAGATCCTTGTCTGTGCAGGCTCGGATCGGTATGACCGCGATCTTGCGTTGATCAGGTGCCAGCGGCTCTTCCTTGATCTTGGGCTTCTTGGGTATGGCAAAGTTGACAGGCTCAATCATCGCGTTCACTTAACTGCTCCACTTGTTCTATGCGCTGACCGATCCATGCCATCACAGGCACTGCCATGCTGTTGCCTAGCGCCTTGTAGCGTGGGCCATCAGGCGTTGGCTTGCCCTTTGATTTGATGTCGGTGTAGTTGTCGGGGAAGCCTTGGAGTCTCTCGCATTCAACAGGGGTGAGTCTTCTGACGGCCATGGCTTGCATAACGCATTGCGGCTGACCACCACCAGTTGGAGATTGCTTTGTCAGCGTCAGCACCTGATCATGGTTGTACTTTGGCGTTTGCTCTGTGGTGAATGCCATGGGTTGCAATGTCACTGGCACATTACCTCCACCAGTTCCATAAGTCGCAGAAACAGTGGTGCAAACATCGCCTAATTCACGCACACGGCTGTCCTGACCATGCATCTCATAGACTGGTTGCGCCACATAGGTCGTGCTTTCATGCTTGTCAGCTTTACTTGCACCTGATCGCAAGCAATGACCTACATCAGGTTTTTCTGATACGCCAAACGGTATGGGTTGCGCTATAAATGTTTCACTTCCACCGCCTAAGACTCCTTCGCTTGCTTTGGATGTTCCTCCAATGTTGTCTTCGCGATATTGTCCAAAGCTGCTTTCAACATAGCCGGCAATACCTTTCCCCTTCTTTCGGCTCGGTTGAGGATGCCCTGACAAGCTGTAACGCTCAAAAAGAACCGCTGCGGCAGCTCGCCAGTCTCCAAGGTGTCCGACAACGAACACACGGCGGCGGCGCTGTGCCACTCCAAAGTATTGAGCGTCAAGAACTCGGTAGGCGAACCCATACCCGAGTTCCCCCATCCCTCGAAGTAATGAGGCAAAGTCGAGTCCTCCGTTACTGGATAACACGCCGGGGACGTTCTCCCAGACCAACCATCTGGGCCGATATTGGCGAGCAATGGCAAGATAGGTGAGCATGAGGTTGCCACGCGGATCATCCAATCCTTTTCTGAGTCCTGCGACACTGAATGATTGGCAGGGAGTTCCTCCGACAAGAACATCGACATTTGATTCAATTGACCACTCCTTAAATTTAGTCATGTCGCCAAGGTTTGGCGTGTTTGGGTAGTGATGCGCCAGCACTTCAGATGGAAACTTTTCAATCTCCGAATACGCAACGGCTTGCCACCCAAGCGGATGCCATGCCACTGTGGCGGCCTCAATGCCACTACAGACTGATAGATAGTTCACTTGGCTGCCTTCCATAGCTTGGTGACGTTGTTGGCCAGCTCATCGGCTGACTCTTGGCCACGCTTGTCAAGCACCGCCATGATGTAGTCCCGCCTGCTGATCTGCGGTGTCTTCTTGCGCCGCCTGTTGACCGTGACAGGCAGCTTCTCCAGCACCCACTTGGCCTCGGTGTAAGCCCGGTACTCATTGCTGTAACTGCCCACAATGCTGCCATCTGGCAGCGTGATGAGCTTGGCATCTGGGTGAACCTTGCCGCATGCTGGGCAGGCCAGCTCATCTACCGAAGACACGGCTGATGATCTTCTTGCCAAGGCTTGGCTGATCTGCCTGCCAGCGCCTCTCCAGCTCAGCTGTGAGCTGTTTGCGCAGCCACTTGGCACCGCCAAGCTGGTGGAACATCTCACGTTGTCCAGCCGTCACCCGCGCATAGATCTGTATGTTCACACCGGTGATATCACTTTTACCTCTTGGCATTGTTGTCCTTCAATATCTCTTCGTTGAGCTCAAACGCAATGCGCCTGACCGAGTCCAGCAGCTCTCTGAGGTCGGCCACTGTGTTCATCTCCCGCTCCAGCGCCTGCTTGAGCAGCTCAATCTGGTGCTGGAAGTTGCGGATCTCACCGTTGGCCTCTTGGCTGTCACGCACGGTGCCCTCATCGTCGCGGAATAGTTTGACGTAGCTGATGTGCATCATTTTTGTTCCAAGAATTTCAACATCAACCACAGCACAATCAGGGTCAACAGCGAACCCAACAGCATGAGTGCTACCACCCAAAAAACAGTCATCAACATGATTGCACCTCCAATGCCCAGTGTAAAAGCGCCAGCGCGTCTGCCTCGTTGTCATCTGTAACCGGGTGGCCAAGCAGCTGCATGGCCTCGACCATGGCCAGCTTGTCAGCATTACCCTTGCCGGTCGCATGCTTCTTGATCGTGCCAACCGGCACGCCTTGGTAAGGGATCTTGTGGTGCTCACACCAGCTGGTCAGCGTGGCCATCAGCCCACCGTAGACATGCGCTGAGTCAGTTGACGCATGCCTGCGCACCTCTTCAAAGTACACCGCCTGCAGCTCGCCGCCCACGGTGCCCTTGAGCTCGGACAGCCACTGCTTGAAGCGCAAATAACGCATGCCCCCACCTTCGTACCTGCCGGGCTTGAAGCTGGCCCAGCCATGCACAATGCTGCCGTCCATGGGCCTGCATGCCCAGCCTGTGGTCGTGCCCAAGTCCAGCGCCAAGATGGTTTCATTCATGGCCCGAGCTCCGCAGGCTTGTCGCCCGTGGCCACCAGCGCCAGCTCAATCAGGTACAGCGGTACAGGTCGGCCTTCACGCACCCTGTCCAACAACTTGTGTGCTTCTTGTGGTGTCATGGCTGGCGCACTCCCGACAGGAACCGCTGCAGCCGGGGCTGGAGCTCACCGTAGCGTGGCGCGAGCTGCTCACGCACACACTGGTCAATCAATGATGACACGCTGCGGCCTTGGTCAACAGCTGCCTTGTCAAGCAGCTCTCTGGTGGCAGGGTGCAAGCGCATGAGAAAAGGTTTGAGTTTAGGTTTCATGGGCGCTGAGTGTATATCTACCTGATACCGCCCACCCAGCCAAATGTGTTGTATTAGGGTAACTCCCTAGAAAATACTTGGTTTGGGTACTTCCAAAGCGATATACAAACCGTGCTATGATTCGCTCATGTTCAACAGGCAGATAAAGCCTACAGGAGTTCAACATGACCACACTAGCCCAACAGATCCAAGACATCGAGCGCCAGCTCCTTGTCATTGAGCACACAGCTGCCAACTACATCGGCGGTGACAAGGCCTACCACTCTGGCCAACAGACCTTCTTGAAGCCTGCAGCACAGCGCAAAGTTGACTTGCTCAACAAGAAGCTGGACGCATTGCTTGACCAGTGCGAGGCTTGATCATGTCCACCAAATACGTCGCCTACTACCGCGTTTCCACCGACCGCCAAGGCCAGTCAGGCCTCGGCCTTGATGCCCAGCGTGCAGCTGTGGCCAAGCACATCGCCGCCGCCGAGCTGGTTGCCGAGTTCACCGAGGTCGAGTCTGGCCGCAAGAACGACCGCGAGCAGCTGGCCGCTGCGCTGGCCACCGCCAAGAAGGCCAAGGCCACCTTGGTGATCGCTAAGCTGGACCGCCTCGCCCGTAACGTGCACTTCATCTCTGGCTTGCTTGAGTCCGGCGTGCCCTTCGTGTGTGCAGACATGCCCGAAGCTGACCGCACCTTCTTGCAAATGATGGCCGTCTTTGCTGAGTGGGAAGCACGCAAGATCAGCGAGCGCACCAAGTCAGCGCTGGCGCAGGTTAAAGCACAGGGCCGCACCCTCGGCTGCCCCACACCTGAGATCGGCTCAGCCATCGGCGTGGCCAAGATCCAAGCCAAGGCCGACAAGTACGCTGAGCGCGTTGGCCCCATCGTGCGCGACATCATCGCC